GCGTACTGCATCGACTGGAAGACTGGAAAGGTAAAAGAGAATCCCACTCAGCTACAGTTGTTTGCTGCGATGGTGATGTGGCACTTTCCACAGGTTAACACGGTGCATACATCGTTTGTGTGGTTGGCGTACAACGAGGTGACTAACGCGCGTTACGAGCGCAGGTTCTTGGACGCGCTGTGGCGTGCAATAAAGCCGCGCTTTGACAAGGTGCAGGAAGTGGTCGACTTGGGTGTGTACAAGACAAAGCCCGGGCCGCTGGGCCCATGGTGTCCTGCGAAAGATATTTGCCCGGACGCGAGATTGAGGCGGTGATGAAACGGACGTTTAAAAGTGAGAAAGATGTAAAGGAAGTCGTCAAGCAATTACTTAAAGCAGTACCTGATTGCTGGTGGTTTATGCCACCAGCGAACGGCCTCGGCCGTTCTGGGATTCCTGACTTTATTGGCCATGTGCATGGCCGGTTCTTTGGTATCGAGACCAAGTTCGGCAAAGGCAAAACGACGGCTAACCAAGACCGAGAGATAATGCTGATAGGCCAAGCCGGTGCGCCGGTGTGGATTGTTAACGAAACCAATTTGAGAGAGTTCGCCGCGCAGTTCGCGCACTGGGTTGAAACATGTTACTGATGCCGGAAAAACGAAGAATCATTATCGACAGCACCGCCAACGCTGCGGTTAGGAAGTGTATTCCGCACGCGAAAACAGTGTTGCACGATGGCAAGTCGTTGGTAGCGGTGCCGTATGGTGTGGACGAGGCGATGGTGCTTAAGAATCTTGGGTTCAATGTGCCAGCGCCAATACAGCACTACTACGACTGGCCGGCGCGGTTTCAGCCTATGGGACACCAGCGAGATACTGCTGCGTTCTTAACCATGAACAAGCGCGCCCTGTGCCTAAACGCTCCGGGTACTGGCAAGTCGATATCATCTTTGTGGGCGGCAGACTTTCTGCTGACCGAAGGGGTAGCGAAAAAGGTTCTTATCGTAGCCCCGCTATCGACGGTGAAGGTCGTGTGGGGGCATGAGCTGCGACACCATATGCCGCACCGCTCGTTTGTGATCTGCACAGGCAGTAGGCAGAAACGCTTGCAGCTGCTGGAAACGCCCGGGGTGCAGTACGTCATCATTAACCATGACGGGTTCACTACCATGCAAGATGACCTCAAAGATTTTGACGTGGTGATATACGACGAAGCCACCGCTCTTAAGACTCCGGGGTCGCAGAGGTTCAAGACATTTTACAAGTGGGTTAACACATGCAACCCATGGTTGTGGCTGCTGACCGGCACGCCCATATCGCAGTCACCGGTGGACTCATGGACACTTGCAAGGCTCGTTGACTCGCCCACTGTGGACAAGAGTTTTACTACGTTCAGGGATCGGGTGATGCAGAAAGTAACCACGTTTAAGTGGGCACCGCGGCACGACGCACTGGAAATATGTAAGAAAGTACTGCAGCCGTCGATACGATTCTCGCTCGATGAGTGCAAGGATTTGCCGGACACCAACTTCGTAGGTCGTAAGACCACGCTGACCAAGCAACAAGAGAAAGCGTTCGCGGAGATGAAAGACAAAGCCGTGACGACGTTCGCTGCTGGGCAAGTGGCTGCGCCTAACACCGCTGTGATGCTGGGTAAATTGCTGCAGATATGTTGCGGGGTTGTGTATTCAGACGACAAGACGATCGAATTAGACGCCGAACCGAGGTACGAGACACTTACAGAGTTGCTTACCGAGATCGGAGACAAGGCGATTATATTCGTGCCACTCAAAGGAGTGCAGCACTGGTTGATGGAAAAGCTGCTGGCAGATAAGTACAGCGTAGCGCTGGTTAACGGAGACACCAGCCAGAAAGAACGTGATGAGGTGTTCTATAACTTTCAAAACACTGATACACCTACCATCCTGCTGGCTCACCCGCAGGTTGCTGCGCACGGTTTGACACTCACACGTGCAAAGGACATAATATGGTTTGCTCCTATTTACTCACTTGAACGCTATGAGCAAGGCAACGCAAGAATTCGCCGTCTGTCTACAGAGGGCAAAACGACTGTCTGGCACATTTGGGCCACAGGCTTTGAAGCAGAGTTATACCGCCGGCTGCGAGCAAAGCAAAACACATTGGCGGAGTTTCTTGATCTCGTTAGTGGGGTCAACAATGACGACTAATTTACTGAGGAAAATAGTATGAATTACGATATTGCTGGGGAGAAGTATTTGGCGCTGCGTAAAGAGGTCGATGATCTGGAGCGCGCACACAAGGCAGAAAAGGCTACGCTGCAGGAGAAGATGACCCTGCTCGAAAACTGGTTCACGATGAAGGCGCAAGAGGATGGGCTTACAAACGTCCCCACACCTTCTGGTACTGCGTACTGGTCTACGCACCATAGCGCCACAGTGGCGTCTCGCGACGCGCTTTTTGAACACTGTAAAGAACACGACACGTGGGATTTGATTGAGTCCCGTGCGTCTAAGACCGCTGTAAAAAGCTACATCGAGGCACATGGGGAGCCGCCACCCGGCGTCAATTTTAGCAGTGTGTCTGTGTTTAACTTTCGCAAGAATCCAACAAAAAACTAAGAGGTTATTATGTCCAACGTAGTTCAAGTTCCAGCCCATATCGCCGCTCGTATCGCTGCTCGTCAGCAGAGTGGACAAAAATCAGCCGTTGCCTCCGCGATCGTTTCCGAAGGTGGTGTTAACATTCCTCGTATTAGTATCCGCGCTGGACGTTACCGTCTTGTGGAAGAGGGCGTAGAGACGCCGGTCGGCATCACGCTTGACGTGATTATCGTGGGGGCTAACCCGCGCGTGTCCAAAGTATTTTACGCCGGTGCATACGACGCTGGCGCAGAGAACAAGCGCCCTGACTGTTTCTCAAACGATGGCTTGCGCCCCGACAAATCAGTCGACGCACCAGTGCATGGCTCCTGCGCGGATTGCCCGCACAACGTACTGGGCTCTAAGGTTCTGCCGTCCGGTGCAAAGTCTAAGATGTGTTCGGATCAGCGACACTTGGCCGTCGTGCCTGCAGCTGACCCCACGAAGGTGTACAGCATGACTGTGCCAGTGTCCGGCATGAAGGCGCTGCGCGAATACTTCAAGGACTTGGGCAACTACGGTGTTGGCCCGGAAGAAGCTGTAACAGAGCTTGGCTTCGATGAGCAAGCGAGTTATCCTAAGATCACGTTCAAGCAGAAAGGCTACGTGCCAGAGAAAGCACTGGGACGCGTTGACAACCTGATCGCCAGCGATGCCACCAAAGTTGCTATCCGTGTGATGGAACCGACACCAAGCGCAGGGCCAGCATTATCAGCCCCACCCGCGCCGGCAGCCCCAGCGTTAGTTGACGACGCGTATGAAGATGAAGCCGCTCCGGCGGTTATTACTCCACCGCCAGTAGCAAAAGCGGCCAAGCCTGCGGTAACGCCGGTGAAAGCCTCTGATGATTTGGCAGCTAAACTCGACGCATTGTTTGACGCATAAAACATACAATAGCAACATAACAGCCCCGGCTACGGCCGGGGTTTTTGTCTGAGGGGGAAACAGGTTGGACACTAAAAACTTTCTTACGCGTGTGTTCGCCCAGTCCGACGAATTAGTAATTAGCACTATGCGGGACAGCATATTCTGGAACCGCGGTTCATACAGCGACATAGACGACGCGGTGCGGATGGCCTTACTCTGGGACAATGAGCCCAACACCACGGTGTATTATTCTGTCGGAGCGTTTGCAGGACACCACGTAATAGTCGATGGCAAGCCGAAGATTCAACGCAAGCAAGAGCAGGCACGTTGGTTTAAGACACTGGCGGTTGACCTCGACATAGGGCCAGACAAACCATACCAGACCCAGCGCGAAGGGTTTACCGCGCTTAATGCGGCGATACAAGCGATAGGGCTACCGGAGCCCATGGTAGTTAGGTCAGGCAATGGGCTACACATATATTGGACACTTACTTACATCATCCCAACTGCAGCATGGGAGAAAGTCTCGAAGTGCTTACGTATCGCGCTGCAAGAGCACGGGGTAGAGATCGACACCAGCAAGATTCACGACCCGTCGATGGTGTTGCGCCCAGTGGGCACCCACCACAAAAAGCAGACGCCGTGGAAGCAGGTGCAGTGTCTGCATGAATCACAAGACTACGATATCAAAGATTTAATCACCATACTGAAGTACTGGGTGGACAAAGCGGTGGCCGTACCCGCGAGTAAAAAGGCCAACGGCAAACCAAAGTCATCCATCGCCGCTGCGATTCTGGGTGGCAATGATGTAGATATTTTGCTGGTGGCGAGTAACTGCAAACAGATCGCTGCGCTTGTAAACTCAGGCGGGGCGGCGGACGCCGCCGGCAGGCATGTTGAGGAGCCGCTGTGGCGTGCGTCACTGGGGTTGGCCAAGCACGCAATCGATGTAGAAGTAGCAGTGGAGTTACTTGCTGGCGGGCACCCTGACTATGACTTCGATGCGAACATGTCCAAGATCAGCGGGTGGCGGGGCAGCGGGCCGACAACCTGTGCAGAATTTGAGAAACATTGTCCAGCCGGGTGCAGTGGTTGCCCCTATAAAGGCGGCATTACAAGCCCAGCACAGTTGAGTGTAGCTAAAGTGGTAGAGGCGCCGCCGAGCGTAGCAGCGTTCGTAACACCAGCAACCCAAGCGCCAGTGCTTAACACAGTCCAGTTACCGACGGGGTACGCGCTCAACAGCAAAGACCAACTCTGCAGGGAAGGCGTAGATGAAAATGGGAATACCACATTAGAGCCGTTTTGTGATTTCCCCATGCACGTCACTGGGCTGTTTAACGACCCAGCCAGCGGCAAATCCGCGTTTACATTGGCAATTAAATTCCCACACACAGGGTGGGTAGAACAAGATCACGAAGTGGCAGAGATCGCAGGGCCGGGTAAGGATTTCGCCACGATGCTTGCTAATAGGCAAGTGTTTATTAAAACGCCCGGGATGCAAGATAGAGTCAGGGGATACATAATGGATTACTTATCGCACGTACAAAGCATGTCACCATCGGGCGTTGATTTTATTGCGTTCGGATGGCAGCCAGACGGGTCATTCCTTTGTGGGCAGCAGTTGATTAACGCACCAACGGGTAACACTGATATGCGCCTGCGGGGGCCGGCGGCAAGGTTTGCCGAACTTATTAAACCCCATGGGTCACGGGATGCTTGGATCGATGGTATGAAGATGCTCAACAGTCCGGGCACGCAGACAATACGCTCCGCGGTGCTCATCGCCACTGCAGGGATTCTGGGTCAGGCCGCGGGTAATGCGTCGATGGTGCTATCGATATACTCCACAGAGACGACCACCGGCAAGACGCTGGCGCTGATAGCAGCTAACAGTTTGATTGGTTCCCCGAAAAAGCTATTCATGAATAAGAACGACACCCCCAACGCGTTGTTTAAGATGCGCGGCGTGCTTAACAATCTACCCTGCACGATCGACGAGCTGACTGCTGCGAGTGACCAAGACATCGTGAATCTGGCATACGACTTCAGTCAGGGGCGTGAGAAGCTGGCAATGACCAGAGACCGTGACATACGTGAGCCAGTTACGTGGGACGGCCCGACACTTATTACAACCAACATATCACTGCACCAGAAGTTTGACGCCGCACAGTCCAACAGCGACCCGCTTAAAGCTAGAACCATGGAGCTTGGGCACCACGACAGAACCTTCATTCAGACCGACGCCACCGGCTCCAGCCAAGGTTACCGGTTCTTTGACATCATGGCAGAGAACAACGGCTGGGCTTTTCCAGAGCTGGCGCAAGCAGTGGTGGATAATGGCGGTGCGAAGTTGGTGTGGGAACATGGCGAGGCCGCGTTTGTTCGCAAGTTTAACTTTATGTTCGAGCCGCAGGAAAGGTTCTACCGCACGGCGATAATCGCAGGGTGGATCATGGGGAAGCTGGGCAGCGGGCTCGGGCTATTCCCGTTTGACATAGACGCCACTGCGTCGTATCTGATGCAGCAGGTTGTTAGTTTCCGCAAGGAAGCCGCCGACTCTAAGCAAGATGCCTTCGATATCATTGGCCAGTTCCTGCAGGAGCATAACGACCAACTCATCGAGGTCACTGAGGTGTATGGCTCAGGTAAGGAGCAGCCACGATTGCCGACACCAGAGCGCGCGGTTGCACGAATTAAGGTGGTGTACGATGCCAATACGATGGTGCTACCGGGCAGCTTGATATACATAAACTACACCGCGTTCAGGAAGTGGCTCAGTCGCACGCGTGACGGGGTTGATCGGGTGGTGCGGGAACTTCAGCTTGCAGGTGGCTTGATATCCCCCAGAGAACGGGTCACACTATTCAAAGGATGCCCGAACCGAAACCCGGGGCAAGCGCAGTGTGTTGTCGTTAACCTGAACCATCCGCGCTTTATAAACGCGCTGACCGGCACCAATGCCAAAGCGCAGAGTCCAATTACATTAGCAGTGCTGCAGGGTAACGCACACCCATAAGGAGCCAGATATGCCACGTGACTACAAGAAAGAGTACGCCAACTACCAAGGCAAAGCAGATCAGATCGCTAACCGCGCCAAGCGTAACGCCGCACGGCGGGAGATGGAGAAAGCAGGCAGAGTGAGTAAGGGGGACGGCAAGGATGTTGACCACATGACGCCGATGGCCAAGGGTGGTGGCAACGGAGGGGGAAACCTCCGTGTCACCAGTAAATCTAAGAACCGCTCGTTTCCGCGCACCAGCGGCGCGCGGATGAAGTAATCAATACTTTTTCGCCTTACCAGCAGCAGCGCACTTGCCTGCTGCTTTGCACTTCGCAGGAGTAGGGCAGCCTTTGCAGGTTTTGAACGGCATTGCTTTTGTGCTTTTGCTTTTGCCTTTATTCATCATCATAATCGTATCCTCGGTAGGGTTAAAAACTATTTCTTACGCGCACCAGATGGCGTTACAGGCCAGCTTTTCCGCGCAGAACTTGTCTTCTTGGAAGCCATAGTTTTTTTCTGCGCTGGTGTCATCTTAGCAGCAGCCGCAGCTGGGCGGCAAGCTGGGTAACTACGGGTATTCTTGTCACTGCCGGATCGGCCGCACTCTTTGCCGGTCTTTATGTCGACCCACTTCTCTCCGAACCATTTACCTAACCCGCCTTTGGCCATTATTTCTTCACCCGATTATCTGCGCCTGACCACGACCCACCGCGCTTTTTGTACTCCTTCGCAGCCCACGCATTTGCATAGGCAGATGGATACACGTCAAACTTCTTTTTGGCTGCAGACTTTACCCGGCTCCACAGCGCCGCGTCATTCGGGGTAGATTTTGCCATGTCAACACTTCCAAGCACGAAGCGACTTATTGATCCTACTGTTTGGGTCATTCGCTGTCTTAGCACTCGTATTCTTGGCTTTCATGCCTTTCATTCGGGCACAGAATGAATCCTTACGCGGGCCACCCTCGGGCTGCGGGGCTTTAAGACCCGGCTTATCTGGGTTCGCTTTGTTGTAACTGGCACGCCCCTTGGCGTTCAGTCCGCCCTTGGGGTCTTTGCCTTCTTTGCGTTGCCAAGCTGGGGTCTTCGCCATGATGTCTCCTTATAGATTGTTGTCGTCACCGGTTAACTCGGCCAGCCGCTCGTCGAGTCTGGCTCTGAGTTTTTCGCGCTCACGAATAAACTTATCATAGTCCGGCGTTTCGTGCCGCAACATACTACGACGCAGCCGGCTTATCTGTACATCGAAATCACGGCGTATTGCTTGTGCTGCACGGCTCTGTGCCTGTCGTGCCCCGTCGACGTTAAAGTCATAGAAACGCAGCCCAGCGAGCCTTGCAAGGTACAGGTCGTCGTAGTTCTCGCTACGGTCGGTACGCGCGGTCATTGCCTCAAAGAACTTCGTAGTTTCTGTGGCACTGACGAACGGCAGGTTCGGCACAAACATACTTTGCACCATGCCCACTCGGTCACCTGCAGCTTCCCAAGCAGACGCAGTTGGTGGCGATATCTTGTCCCCAGTAAACGGGTCAACCCCGGCTGTAACAACCAACGCACTGGAGATAAACGGCCCCCCGGGCGTTATGAACGACGGCCACCAATCAAGCCCCAAAAACGGATTCGGCACGGTTTCACCGAAGCTGCTGGGGGCAATGTACTTGCCGAGATTGTAGTACACAGGGTTCTCGTCGTCGCCTAAGAACGGAACGCGCAGGTGCGTGTGCGGGCCCATACCAAAGAACATTCTATCGCGCGCCCACTCTGGCCCTGCTTTGCGCAGCTCCTCTTCGTCGTCACCGGTGATAGTTTGTAGCAGAGCGTCGAGCATCCAGTACCCAGCATACAGGTTCACCAGCTTCCAAGGCTTATGCACAGCGACATGCCCGATCAGTTTAGCCGCAGCGTATGGCCACGATATGAACGGGAACGCAGTCTGACGCATCAGCTTCACAGCTTTGGAGTCGATGTCGTAGTCAAGGAACGCAAAACGTGCATGGTCACCGGCGACCCGGTATGCTTCTGCATCGATCACACGGCCTTCGCTCTTCATCTGCCCCAGCTTGTTGAGCATTGAAGCAACACGGAACACGTTATCCTGCGCGGCGTACCAGTCGGAGGTAAACTTGTCGAAGGCTTCTGTGCGGTCACCGACGTATTCTTTACCGGCGCCGTAGCGTTTCTCGAACGCCTCCAATTTTCTTTTTTCCATACCCATTAACTGCATAATGCGGCTCGGCACACTAAGCTCTTGCCCGCTGAAAGAATCGCGCATTGCCTCGAATACGTCTTGACGAAGTTCCGCGGTCGACACAGTACCAAGCATCGCGTTAGTGCCAAGGATACCGGCCATCAACTCCTGCTCTTCCCGGGTGAGGTTAATGTTCACGCCCAGTGCTTTCTTAATATTCTCTGGTAGCATGTACCCAAAGTACAGGCGTGATGCAGTTGCGACCGTCTGCATCGGGATGTCGTCGAGTATTGCCATCGTGAAGT